CCGGATAATCGGCTGGGAGTTTCGAGCCAGGAAACGAGCAAGCTGCACGATCTTAGGTGCAAGCTTACCGTCTGCTTCGCCTATCATCTGCAACGCCATGTTGAAGTTGGCATTGAAGTTGTCTGTTTTTTCACCAAACAAGACGCGGTCCCGATTGGCGACAACCCATGCATTCAGAGCGGCGGCGTTTGCGTCTTGAAAGTAAGCCCCGTTCTTGGAATTAAGCGCTGCAATGATGTCATCGCGCAGCACCTCACCCATAAAGTTTGTCAGTCCAAGGCGACCAGCATCGAGCAGATCAATTTCAGTGCGGAACTGATCTGAATTTGAGACAGCGACACCGTCACCAACCCAATCAATAGAGATGGGGAAGTTGAAGTTGGCCAACCCCTTTTCGTTGCCTTCAATCGCCTCTTCACCCCTCTTTGGCTTGCCATGCAGCTTAGCGAAAAGAGGAATATTCACGGTATCTCCGCGATCAGACTTCAGATCGTAGCGAACATGAATGATCTTGTTGGGGCTCTTACCCATAAAGGGTTTGAAGCCGGAGCCCCGCACATATTCGTCATAGCGCTTCGCAGTCCAGACTTTCTTCTGTGAAGCGGTGGCAAGTTCGATATTAGCCATGTCGGCGAGTCCTTTTTGAGGTTATTCCCCGAAGGTGAAATCAACCGCGTTGTCAGGGATTTTTTCCTTGAGCGCGCTTGATCCACCAGCAACCGACGCCAGCGAACGCGGCGGGGCTTGTGGTGTTGTCGGGGCTTGTGGTGCGGTGACGGGCGGCTGTGGTGCGGCCTGTCCTTGTGCTTGAAGCTCAGCGGCCTTCTGCAAAATCCATTCGTTGGGATCGACGCCAACCGGAATTTGGCTCAAGAATTGCCGCCGCTGTATCTCCGCGTGAACCATTTTGATTGCTTCAGCGGGGTTGTAGTGATTGACAACGAAACTGCTCGCCTGCGGGTCGGTCTGCATGAGTTCGAAAACGGCCTGCGTTTCGGCCTGGCCAAGTGTGCGAATTGCTTCGACAAAGCCACCCTCCAAGCGGGCTTTTGCAAAACGTTCAGTTTCCGCCTGTTGTTTCTGCAAAGCTGCCGTGATTTGAGCAACGGCATGCTGGTGCCCATCCGGGTCATCCAGGTAGTCGGGGATCGTCTGTGGAATATCGAGCTGTTGAGATGTCTGCGGCTGTGACTGCGGTGCCTTGTATTTCTCAAGTTCCGCCTCAAGCTGCTTGGCTCTATCCTGAGCTTCCCTTCGCTTCTCCCGTTCATCCAGGACAGCGCCCAAAGGAACGAATTTTGGCTCCTTCTCTGGCTCTGATGGCTGGTTGCCGTTCAGTGCTTCAGAGGCAGGAGCTTCAACGACAGGTTGAACAGCCTCAACAACCGGTTCGACTGTTTTTGTCTCAACGGTAGATGATATTGGTCCTGTTTCGCCAAAAAGCTCATCAACAACATTGCTAATTTCAACAGTTTCGGTTTCCGGTCCAGCCGGTTCGCCATCAATCGTCATAGTCTACTCTCTCAGTAAGGAATCGCCCGTATCCCGGCGGTCGGGTGCTGGCTTTTGACGAGCGCCAGCTACTCGGGAGCCCGTTCAGGTCGGCTGCACCTATGAAAAAGCCCCACTCGTCAGCAGGGCTCTGTCATTGCGGAATTTCTCCATTAAAAAAGCCGCCCGGTTGAGGCGGCTCTTGTGGTTGCTCCATCGGCATACCCTGATCGGGCGGCATCGGTGGCGGCATAGCTTGAGGTGGCCCACCTGGGGCAATCTGCGGCTGTGGCGGCTGCATCGGAAGCAATGACGTTGAAGCCCTCTGTATAGACTGCAAGCCCATCAATTGCGTTTCAGCCTGCGTTTTCTGCGCGTCTGCGGTGTTTTTTACTGCCTGGCTCTCTTCCTTGGCAATTTCAGCCATGGCTTTGCGAACCATGAGCTGGATCTGTTGCGGGTCCGGCGGCTGCATCGTCTTCTGTATCGCGTCAATGATCGCCTTCTTGGCCTTCGGTCGCAGGCTTGAAGCAGAAACAATAGCTATCTTCACTTCCGGGTTCTCTGCCATGCCGGTTTGTGCGGCCAACTCAAGCAACGCGGCGAACTCTTCCTGTTGGATATTGGCGCTGGCCGGGGTGCGATCAATAATCAGATCAACATCCATCAAAGCTATGCGATTGGTCATCTGTGGCTGACCCGTTCCCGGATCAATGACAGGTGAGCCGAATTCATCAAACACAGGTTCATTGACCTGAATGAATTTCGGTGCGTCCAGATCATCGGTGACACGAACGAACATCGGTGCAGTCCAGAATTGGCGAGTGCGTGCCCATATCTGCTTGTAGACACGCAAAATCCAATCGCCATAACTGGAATAGATCGTTGCCAATGTCTGTAAGCCAGCCTGCTGCTGTGCGAGGATTGCGCGCCCAGATTGATTCTCCGTTCTCCCCATCATCGCCTGGTTGGCACCCTGCTTGTCGATAAACTGCCACGCGTTTTGCAGCATCTCAGCCTGACCGGCAACTTCGGCACCATGGTCAATGATGCCTATATCCTCGCCCCAAACAGCAGTCTTACCGATGACGATATCACCATCCGGCTTGTTCAGCTCCCTACGCAATGCCTGGGGATTTTCGGCTCCTATGGTGCCTTCCCTACGGAATGTCTGTTTGGTATTCAGCAGATGCAAAAGCTTGGAACGGCGATGGTTGATTTCATCCTGCGCCGAACGCATCCCGCGCACTTCGCCGTAACGGTTGTTTTCCCGATCCACGTAAGCCGATACCAGTTCGATCGGGCAAGTGGGATTGCCGTCTGCATCCACATAGGGGCTTTCTCCATCCACTATGACGCCGTAACCGGTGAAAACGGAATGATGCCAGACGCCCTCAACGCGATTATATACCTCAACAACCAGAATGCGCCGGTTCTTCCGGTCAGCCCAACCCTTTGTCGAGTTCGGACGATCCTCAAAAGAACCTTCAGCAAGACTGTTGTCGGATAACGCTCCGTCTACAACTTCCTTCGCCCCATCTCCATACAGAGCCACTACGTCCTTTGCGTTCATCCATGCGGCGCATCCAACGTAACGAGCATCGGAGAAATCGGTTTCCCGGCTGTACGGGTCATAGAAAATGGTTTCCCATCGCAGCTTACGAACCTTGATTTCGTATCGGCCTTCTGCCTTTTGCTCGACCTCAACGATAACTCCGCCGGTGCCGCAGATCATGCAATCGCGCAGGGCATCAATCCGGGTCTTGTCGAATCTGTTTATGTCGCAGACATAGCGCAATGTGTCGGTAGCAACCTGTGCGGCCTGTTCATCCGCCGGTGTTCTCGGCCATGCTTTAGGGGCTGTCTCTGCCTGCTCTTCGACACCGCAGATGCTTTCCACCTTGGCCTTGATCGCATTGAACGTGACTATCGGCTGTTTCCGGTCCTTCAGCGTCTTGCGTTCAGATGCAGACCATTGGTGTTCATGGTAATAATCAAGATCGGTTTCGGATTCACCGCGGGCTTCCGCCGTCTGGTCGCGCGCCTCGGCAAACATTTCGCGCAATGCCGATAGGCGTTCTGGCGTGGTCACACCTCGTTCATCACCTGCCATCATATCCGCCATGAGTCTGCATCCTCCCTATGCCGTTTCAGGTCCGGCGGGTCAGGTAGTTTTATTGTTGTGACCTTGTTTGCTATCCACGGCCTGGAAACGCAGGCGTAGCGGGTTTCGTCAGCGATATGGTCCTCGGCCTCGGTATCCAGATCCTCGGGCCGCTTCGGGTCGTGCTGGAGCACCGGGAATGTACGCAAAAAGTCCCGGCAATTATCCATGACAAATAGCATGGGGTTGCCATCGACATCACCGTTGAGCCTGTTGCGGATCAAATCCCATCCGCCCTGCACACCGTTGCGACTGACCCTGGCCTTATTGCCTGTCGGCTGCCAGTCAACGCCGTTCTCGGCCATCGTCTCCGCGATGGTTGGCCCACCGGTATTGGCAAAACAGGCGTCGTCTAAAACGCCGTACTCGATAATCTCACCGGCCTCTGTTTGCGCAATGCGAATAGCCACGTCAGCAGCGGACATTTTCAGGCCCGTGTTTGGTTTGTCTGACTGACAACCGTACCACTCCCGATAACGGACCATAGCGCCACGCGGGATAACTCGGCCATCAACGACAACAGCTTCTGATGCGATAGCCCACCAGCCTATCGAGAACGGCTTTGCGGTACCCCAGTCGCCGGAGCGGAACCGCAGCCAATGCTCCGGGATGCTGAATTGCGGCATCACATGGCGCTTTGCATCCCATGTGTCGAAG